GCACCGTTTGGTTGTGGTGTATCACCCGGGTTAGTTGTCCAAGGTGGAATACCAGCATAGTTACTATACTGTATAGTTGGAGCTGCAAATGTATAATTCTGGTTATAGGCCCACTGTCCTGCAGTAATGATACCTGCTTGTACTAACAACGATGTTGTTGCACTTGAAGCATTATCTTGTAGTGTTAATATACCAGTGTTGCCTGCAGCTAAACTGTTAACTGAGATAGCCAATTGGTTATTAATAACGCTGGCACTGACTCCTGGTATTGCAGAAGAATTAATCGAGCTTGCAACTGTTGTTACACTTGCTGAATTAACTGTAACTGACGTTCCATTAATGTGTATTGGAGTTGCTGTTATGCCAGTAAATGTTGGGTTAGCGATTGTGCCAGTTACTACTGGTAAATCATTTTGCCATGCTGTAGAACCAACTAATGCCCATGCATTTTGTTGTGTTTTACGGAATACTCTATTGTTGTATTGTAAAGAACTAGGATTTTGTGTAGTAACTACAGCGTAATTACCAACAGAACCGATAGTAGTTACTGGTGTTGGTTCGTTGTTTAACGTTACAGAACTACCATTAACTACAACCACCGGATTACTTGTTGTAAGATTAGTTGTGCTTGTAATTAATGTAGGCATTTTTTCAGTAAAAGACTGTGTGCTTGCCGACCACTCATAGATACCCCATGATGTGTCTGCTAGATCCAGCCAATATGTGCCATCTGGTACTTCGCCTGTTGGACGAACTGATGTACCTTGTAGTGCATTTAGATCGATGTCGGCACGGATAGCATATAATTGACTACCAACTCCCAATGAGCTGTATGCTGTCATTAAACCATATTCGTTTAATTCGTTACCGTGTAGCGGTGTACCTGCTGCACTTCTTTGGAACGCTGGGTTGCCAAAAGCATTAATCAAATCACGCTGACTTGTAAATACTTGCAATTTACCAGCATTTTCTTTTGTTGTTCCTACGGCTAATGTTCCGCTTGGAGTTAATTTGTTTTGCGCTGTTGCTAAGAAAACAAGAGGTACTGTTCCAATTGCGCTGGATGCATAACTACTCTCGTCTGTTACTGTTAGCTTTACGCCTGGGGATACTAGGGCCATGGTAATATTCCTTTTAATTACGTGTTACGAATATTTATATGTATTGATAATTTTTAGGCGATTTGGATGCCCTTTGCAAAGGTTTGCTAGATAAATACTGCATGTCCGAACGTAAACTATGTCCAAATTGCCATCAAAGACCAGTTGCTATCAACTATCGTAAGGAACTGGTAACACATTATAGATCAAGATGTGATGTTTGTATACGCAAAAGTAAAAAAGTTCAGATAGCCAAACCAGCATGGCACCTGTCTGGGTATACCAAAAAGACCATGTGTGAAAAATGTGGATTTAAATCAAAGCACCCGGAGCAACTGGGTGTATTTTATTTAGATGGGAATCTAAAAAATAATAACTGGTTAAACTTAAAAACTATTTGTCTAAATTGTCAACAAGAGGTTTATAAATCCCGGTTGAAGTGGGTTCAGGATCCAATTGGACGAGACTTTTAACTTGAGTGTATAGTTGTTCTATGGTGCCGTTGTTATCTATAGTAGCGTCAAACTCTGTGCCTACCCAGGCTGTTTCGCTGATGTGTACTGCTAATCCTTCAAGCATCTGTTGGGCAGGTAAATCTCCAGCATTGGCTTTCTTTGCCACATGATACCAAGTTGGCAGTGGGCCACGTTTAACCCAAACAATTTGTCCACCGGCACGACGAATACTGGCAATTTCATTAGGGAAACGTACATCGCTGATAACAGTATTATCGCTACGTCGGCTCAGTCGTGATTCTAAGGCCGCAATCCAGATATCGTCATGAAATGCTCGGCGACATACTTCAGTGCCCCAGTATTGTAGTACCCAACGTGGAGTTAGGTTAGGCATATTTAATCTGGCGGACCACCATGGATCTACCTGTTCTCTCCAGGCACGTGCTTCTGGTGTTCGACCTTCTAGCAATTCGCGGTCCCACCCGAACACAGCCGCCACAGCATCTTTAAGTGTGCCGGCAAAACTATCTCTGCGATAGCCATGGAAACCCACAAGATAATCTGCTATAGTATCTTTACCACTAGAAATAAAACCGCAAAGGCCAATGATCATAAAAAATGCTCCATGTTATAGGAGCATTATTACATATCTTAGGTATTATGTCAACTCTATCCGGTGATCCAAGTTAATGGCGTGCCGTTGTCAACATATTGGCGTAACTCGTTTTCCAGAGTTTCCATTTCGGCTACAGCTTCTTGTATCAGTGCAGAACCATTTAATTGTGTACCACCCTGTGGACCAGCAATCTGAGCAAACTTACTGTAGGCCTGCCCCAGTATACGTTTGGCAAAACTGTAGGCATAGTCCTGTATCCAAGGGAAACTGTAAGTATCGTTTAGGATCATTTGGTCAGGTTTGGTATTGTAAATCCATAGTAATACAGATTCATATGCGCTTTGCGTTGTACTATTTGTATCACCTTGATAACCGTGTGGCATTTTACGCACAATGGTTAATTTTTTAGTAGTTGGATTAAATGTATAATTCAAGAAACCACCAAACATACGCATGGCTAATTTTTGATAGTCCACAAATAACTCATAGTTAGTTAGTCCACCAACACGACCGGCTACCAACATATAAGTGTTTAGATAACCCGACGCAAATGGTTCAAATTGACTGGCTGAAGTACCTGTTACCGATCCAATACCACGTCTAAATGCACCACGCACTGCCATAATCTCTTTGGGTAATATGTATTCCTGTGTCTCCGGCAGTAGGTCTAAAAACGCATACGATTCTTCTGTGGAGTTTGCAGCACGCTGACGATACTTAATCAATGCTTGATTAATTGCCATTTCGTAGTGCGGTTGTTCTAGTTCTACGTCTACTATGCCATCACCCAGGCGCATACGGATGTAGTCAGTAATAGCAGATCTTTGTTTATCCGGGGTAGGTAATGTGTTAGGGTCAAACTGTATAGGACCCGGTCCAGTACCAGTATTAGGATTGTATAGGCTCTGTGTTGGTAAGCTACCAAATGCCGTTAGATTGCCGGCGATTTCTGGGGTTGTTTGAGGGATACTGTATTGTGACATAGCCTATTCCGTTATAATGTATTTATAACGGTTGGGCCAAGTTAAGATGTTCTAAGTAGCACTACATCTGCACTTATACGACCATTTAATAAAGTTTCTGTGGCTTTGATCCCTTCCATAAACCTACGCAACTCTACTTTGGTAGCTTTGCTGAACTCCTTGAGTTTCTCCTCGGGTTTACGCAGAGTTTTGCTTGTGGACTTGGCAGTATCAAACCCGGTTATACCAGTGCCTTTAACATTCAGCGGGCCAAGCAAACTGTCGGCAACATACCGACCAAGTTTTCTAGTTTTAATATTGTATACCCAAAGCTCTTGGCTTCCAACAATATCTGCAGGGTTTACACTAACCAAACGTAATACTTTATCTTCTTTGGCATACTTTAACTTGGCAACAACCTTTTCCTTGGATACAGACTTAGGTGCACGAATTTTCTTAGTGGCTTTTTTAACTCCACGATACTGTATGATGTCATTTAAGATTTGATCAATAAAAGCCATTATACGTTTGAAGTCCGCAACTTTGTAGTGACTGTATCCTTCAGTCAACTGCTCATCTGTTTTGCCAAACGCTTCTTTTAACTCATCAAAACGACTTTGGAATAAGACTTCGTATTTGGTAAGCTGACTTTGTGGTACATTGTTAGCCACTAAAAAATCATAGGGCTTAAATGAGTATTTTGGGTTCGTGACAAACTCATCATAGTGTCCCTCGAGTTCGCCTATTGTATCTGCTGTTTTTTCGTTTAGGCGATCTTGTATGGTGGGCACGTAGGCTTTGGGTGCTTCTTCTAAGACTGCCTCTACTGGTTCGGCTCCAGCTCCAGATATAGCTCTTTCAATTTCTTGATCAATAAAACTGATATGATTTTCACGCAAGGGCATACCTTGACGATGTGCCATGATTAAACTATGCACTGTCATAGATACTGCACGATCCGCACTACGCTCAAATGCTCGTACTTCGTCTCGGTCAAATTCTTTGTTGGTTTTGAGCCACTCTACTACATACTTTTTAGTATCCTTTTGGGTATAAAAATAATTGTAGTAGTAAAAACTCTTACGCAAGAAGTGATCAAATTCTTCGCCCGACATAGTCGAGGCACGTTCGGTGTCCCACGTAGGCTCACTGCCAACATACTTTTCGTCACCAAAAAGTGGGTTACGTGTGGCTTTAACTCGAGCTCGTACTGCTTTACCGTTCAGTTTCATTGAATTCCTTAACTGTAAATATTATATATTATAGCACAATGGGATTTATTGGTCAACTCAAAAGACTGGCAAAAGTCAAGTATTGT